CCTCCTCTGCACGCGTCGCTTGGCAGCCAAGGCTGCCTCGATGAGCTTGCACCTGTCGTTCTGTTCCCAGAAGTCAGTGCGGGTGCCGCCGCGATGGTCGCTGTGGACGAAAGCCCGGTGTTTTTCAGTCTTTGCTTCCTTGAGCAGAGCCTGCAGCTCGTCGACGGTCTTGTCACGGAGATCACCACTCGTCGTAGTTTGAGACATCGAGCACCTCCCCGCACGAGCACTCGACCCGGGTCACGGTGCCGATGCTGGTCCCAGTGAACGACCATGTGTAGGCGCCGCCGATGGCGCCCGAGTAGCGGTGGGTCTTGCCGGGCCTGATGTGACGCGCTTGGTCGTGTTCCTGCATCCACTTGCTGGCTGCATCGCGTTGCTCGCGCGACACGTAGAACATCGGTTCCCAGCCGGAGTGGTCCTTGATGTTGGCTTGGACGGGCTTCAGGGACACTGTCTCGTTGCGGATCGCAGCGCAGGGCCCGTCGTGGCCCGGTTCACGGGTGCACGCCCAGGGCACCGGCGGCCGAGCGCAGACGTACGTCCCGTCCTGCAGCTTGAGCGCAGGCACCTTGTCGTAGTCGTAACCCTCGGGTGGGACCCACACGTGGCCCTTTCGCTCACTCCCAGTCGTCACGGCCCACCCCCGCCTTGGTCAACAACACCTGACCGTAGTCGATCTTGTCATCGCTGAACTGCCGGTCATCGAAGAACATCCGGCGGTCCATGATGATGAGCTCCTTTGACGGGTCATCGACCTCGTTGATGAGCTGCGAGCACTGGATACCTGGGTCGTCCTTCGTCGGCAGGTGGTAGTCGTCGAAGAGCAGGAACTTGTTCCACTTGTCCTTCGTCTTCTCCCAGTCGTGTTTGGTGCCGGCGTAGGAGTGGTCACCATCGATGTAGACCAGGTCGAAGTTGTCGGTGATCTGGGGCAAGATCTGCTGGCTGGTCCCCTTGGCGAACTGGATGTACTTGAACCAGTCGGCCGGGAAGACCCGCTGCAACATCTCCAGGTACTTCTCGTCGAGGGCCGGGTCGATGGTGACGATCTTGCCCTTGATGCCGGCGTCGTGGAAGGCCCTAGCGGCGCAGAAGGTGGCGTAGCCCCGACCGAAGCCGATCTCGAGGAAGGACTCCAGGTTGTGCTGCCGGATCAGGTAGTAGATGAGGATGCCCCGCTCATAGTTGGAGCGGTAGTAGGCGCCGTACTTCTTGTAGTTCGGGTCGTTGGGCTTGCGATCGCGTTTTGCGGTGTGCTCTCCGATGTAATCGAAGTCGCCCATCACGATTGAATCGAGGGCAACACCCATCTCCTCGAGCTTGTTCTTGATGCCGACGTGTCTCATGAGTGGTTCACCTCGTAGCCATAGCCGCCCCTGGGTCCCCAGTCATCGACGCGGCGTAGCTCACCTGCATCATACATCCTCTTCAGGATACCGGACAACGACGACAACTTGACGGGTGGCCCGACGTAGCTGGCGTCCATGAACTGCTTGATTTGTGTCGCGGTCAATGGGTTCGCTGATGTGATCAGCAGGCCCATGACCCGCTTTCGGATGCTCACTGGGCCGGCGCCCACTCGCCGCCCAGGGTTCGAAACTCGATCGGGTGTCCGATCTCCTCAGCGTGCTTGATGCCGTACTTCATGCCGGTGCTGTAGCCGAGGTCGGTGTAGACGACCGTCTTCTTCATCAGCGGCCGGAAGGCGAAGCCCGCCTTGATGCCATGCTGGCGCTCTTCAGGGACCTCATCACGAAGCACTCCTGGTTGGGTGTAGAGAGCGTGGGAGGCGTAGGGTGCTTCTCCATGGTTGACGAGGCAGTCCCGCATGCACGCACGCAGGTAGCGCATGTTCTTTTCGATGTCACCCGCGTACGGGGACTCGATGACAACGGGCACGTAGTCCTTGTTGCTCTCGCTCATGTGGTCCTTCTCTTTGCATTCACAGCTGTCGTGTTCTCGCATGCACCAGTTGCAGTGTGGCGCGACGGTCACTGCATCACCTTCGGTTGCTTCCTCCCGACAGTGATGTGTGGTGTGGTGGTCTTGCCGTCCCACGGACGGTGCCAGATCCAGCCACCCAGCTTCTCCTTCATCTCGGCGGCGCGAGCGGCGATCATCTCGTCGGTCACCTCGCTCCAAGGTACACCGAACATCATGTTGTTTACACCGGTGTCCGAGGTGTCCTTGTCCCACAGAGCGTTCCAGTGGTTCTGCCAGTAGTCGCGGTAGAGCCGGATCTTGCGGGGTAGGTCAAACCAGGAGTAGTGGAAGACAGTGGGCAGGCTGTTGACGACCTGGTTGAACCACCTCTCATACTGGACCCGAGCCTCCTCGTTGCCCAGCATTGCCACCTTGCGCATCTGCTCGATGTCGGGAGTGTAGAAGTTGAGGTTGGGCAGGCGCTGGCCTGACGTGGCATCGATGAGGTCACAGCCGTCGGTACCTGGCTTGGCGAAGGCATGGCCTTCAGCGTCAGTGGCACGGAGCTCGATCGGGATGCCGTGTGTGATGTGGGGCAAGTTGCGGCTCAGACGCCACTTCCAGGGCTGGATGTCCATGCGAACCTTATCGGCACTGCCCCAGTACTCGAGGACGGGCAAGCACATGATGTCAGCGCCCTTGGGCAACATCCGGCACAGGTCCTGGATCTTCTTGGTGTCGTCCTCATGGAGGACCTCGTCAGAGTCCATCTGCCAGCAGAACTCGCCGGTGCACATCTTGCGTGCCTCGGCTTTCTGCATGCCATCGAAGACTGGGTGCCGCTTCGCGGTCCAGTCTCGCGGTACCTGCTTGACCTTGATACGCGGGTCAGACTTCGCCAGCTCTTGCAGCTTCTCCCAGGTGCCGTCGGTAGACCCACCATCGACGACACAGACCTCATTGCAGAAGGGCAACATGCTCTTGATGCACTGCTCGAACGGGTACGCTTGCTTGATGCAGTTGTACGCGGTGGAGTAGCCGCTGATGCTGGGACGGTAGTTCATCATGTCCTTGATACCGTTCCAGAAGTGCTTGGTGGCAACAAAGAGGTAACCCTCGACCTCATCGAGATCGTCGGTGTCGAACCACTCCTCATCCTTGTGCAACACGTTGTCGTTGAGCTGGAGCTTGCACCCGAGCAGCTTGGCCTCGATGACCATGCGGGGACAGGTGTCGCCTCCTTTGGGCAGGTAGACGAAACCCTCAGCTTGAGCGAGCTTCTCGAGCACCTGGGCATACGGGAGGTTCCACACCACTTCGTACTGCTTGCTGTTGGCCTCACACCATGCCTTGGCGTCGTCAGCACCCTTGATCCAAGAGTTGCTGCCCAAGACGATCCATCCCTTGCGCTCGGTGTCCTGGTACTTGGCACGCAATGCCTTGAGCAAGCCCAAGGTCTTGGGGTCGAAGACGCTGGAGAGGACAGTATTGGTGCGCTCCTGCAGGAACGGGAACAGGGTGAAGTACTTCTCCTTCTGCTTCTCGCTCATCCACCACGTGCCCATCGCACCGAAGAAGAAGGCGCTGATGATCTTACCGTTCATCTGGTTGTGACAGTCACACGGGACCTTGTGTTCAGCCAGGTGTTTCTCGGGAGATCGTGACCTGCAGTACTTGAAGTCGTACTCGACGATGCTGTACTTGAGGTTGCCCACGATCGTTGGGATGAGCTGGGGATTCAGCTGAGCGAAGTTGCCGAAGACCCAGAACCTGTCAGAACCCGCCTGGAGCAGGTCGATCGACACGTCCTTGGAGTGCAGCTTGAAGACCTCCATCGGGCAGCTGTCGATCAGCGCCTGGGTCGTCAGCTCGGCTCCACCGACATAGTCCTCTACGAACATGTCGGAGACAAAGATCACCCTGGAGGAGGGTGGCAGGCTGATGTTGGGCCCGAACGGGCTGTTCTGGAAGTCAAACACAGTGAGCAGATTGTAGTTCCTGCATCTCGTCCTGTTCACGACCAGTCGTTTCCTGGTTTCGTAACAACGGGTGATACTTACGGCAGGGACATCGTCGATGGTGAGGGTGTCCAACTGTCCCGACGTTTCGTAGTACTGTGGATCAAGCGGTAAGCGGATCAGCGGAATGCGGATGTCGGTGGTAGTGGATCTCTAGGGATCAGGGTCCTTAACGCGCGTCGCGAGAGAGCATCAATGGCCACCAAGAGAGCACGTCCTGCGCCTCTGACACAACGGGAGATCGTCTCTGACGAGTTCAAGGCACAGGTCACGTCGACGTTGTCGGCGCAAGACCGGATGCTCGAGAAACTCGACAGGAAGCTCGAAGATGCCCACGTCCTCAACGGCGGCTTCGACACCCTGATGAAGAAGGTCGAGAAGATCGAGTCGGTCCAGGAACAGCTGGGCAAGTGCCAAGAGGCCACCAGTGAGAAGGTCACTGCGATCCACACCGCCATCTACGATCCCGAGAAGGGACTCTATGCCAAGGTCAAGGGCGTCATCACCTGGATCAACACCGCCAACTGGGTCATCAAGGGCGTCATCGGGGTAGCTGGAGCGGGAGCATTGGGCGGAATCTGCAAGCTCACCTATGACATCGTCACCGGTCACCTTCTAGTCCACTACGCGCACTGAGTGGTTACAGTCTCCAGGTGGGAGACGTTGACACCAACATCCTGTCCGGGTTGAGACGAGTTCGCTCGAGGCTGGGCAACCTCAAGGACATCAAGACGGCGCTGGTCCTCATCAAGGATCGCCCGCTGGTGCACACCCACATGCAGGTTGTCTTCAACACGAAGCACCAGTCGCCCGTTGACAAAGCCATCCACGAGACGTTGATGACCCACGCCTTGAAAGCTGAAAAGCTCGGCGTCGGGGGCTTTGACCGCACCATCGAGCTGGTGCTAGAAAGACTGTGGGCCCACGATGGGCGGCACGTTGGCCGCCTCCCGTTGCAGGTGCTGCCCAGGGCGGCGACCTCGGCAGACGTGGAAAGGATCGTGCGCCTGCACACTACACGAGCAGGAACCCAGACGTCAGCGATGCTGCAACAGGCCCTGAAGCTGGCCGGGTGGGGTGGCCGGGTCATCATCGAGAAGACACAGGCCCGGGAACCGTCAGTGGAGCTGGTCCGGGGCTACACCTTCGACTTGCGAGCGATCCTGCCGCTTGATGTCAGCTTCGTCCACGCTCGTGCTGTCTGCATCGACGGCTACGTCGAAGAGGTGTCAGAGATCCACCACCTGCTCGAGGCTGCCGCTGAAGCGAAGGAACCCGTCGTGTTGTTCGTCCGTGGGATGAGCGATGATGTCAAGCACACTCTGAAGGTCAACTACGACCGGGGCAGCCTTCGGGTGTTGCCCATGGCAGTACCATTCGACCTCGAGGGCATGAACACGTTGAACGACCTGTCAGTCGTCTGCGGCTGTGACCTGGTGTCCAGCCTGAAGGGTGACCTCATCAGCAGCATCAGGCTTCACACCGCTCCGTACGTGGACCAGGTGTCGGTGTGGCGAGGTCGCTGCGTTGTTGCCAACACCTCGACCCATGCCCACGTTGCAGCCCACGTGGCCGAGCTGCGGCGTCGCCGTGAGGAAGAGAAGGTCGATGACAAGGGCAAGCTGTTCGACAAGCGTATCAAGTCGTTGTCGCCCAACCATGTCGTCATCCGGTTGCCCGACGACAAGGACTACGTGACCCGGTCTCAGGCGATGGACAACGCGCTGCGCGCGGTGAAGTCAGCCGTTGACTTCGGGGTCACCGCCGAGGGAGACCTTGCAGCGACCGAGATGGCATCAAGGGTCCATGCCGACAGGTGCGTCAAAACGCTCCTGGAGCTGGGAGCACACCTGAGTTAGGCGGCGTTCTTCTGTTCGGCGGGCAGCTTTTTGATGTCGAGGCCCGCTTTGACCAACGTCTGGACGAAAGTCTCAGGGTCGAGGTTCTTCATCATCCGGGCAACCCGGCCCCTGACAGCCTTGTGATCGATCTTCTCTTCGCCCTTGACTTCAGCGCCGCCGCCTCGTGTCTGGTCGGTGCCTGCAGGGGGTTGCTGGCCGGCGGGCGTGGTGTCGTTGGTCGTCACGCCTGGCTTCGGTGCCTGGCCAGGTTGTGCCTGGCCCGTGTGTTTGGCGGGTTCGGCTGGCTCAGCGTGTGAGGTCTGTGCTTGGCCCTGGCCCGTGATCTGGTCCTTCATGTCGGGAGCGACCTCGGCGGCTTTGACACCCGACTGCATCTTCTTGGCGACGTTGGCGAAGACCTTGATGGGAGCCTGCGTCAGCTCCTTGGCCAGCGCCTCTCCGTCGAGGTATGGGACCTTCTTGAAGGCGCCGAAGAACCCGCTCGGAGCTAGCGCCTTGCGGATCTGGGCAACGATGTTCTTGATCTTTTCCTCACCGGTGATCTTCTTGGGCGCCTCATCGAGCTCATGGCCCTCGGCCTGGCCCTTGTTGAACCAGTCTTCTTGGCTCTTCGAAAACCCGGGTGAGCTTCCCTTTTGTGGGGGCAGGGGCTTCTTGCCAGGCGCGGGCTTCGGCGGGGTGTCCTGGCCACCTGTCTTCTTGGGCTGCGGGGGCTGGCGTGGAGCTGACGGCTTGGTCCCTTCGGGACCCGGGACTTCGTACTTCTCTTCACCACCCTTGCCACCGAAGCTGGTGTTGCCGAGCTGCGTATCGCTCTTGGCCCCTGTCGGCTGCTTCTCGGGCCCGGGCATCACGTTCTTTTCCTTGTTGCCCGCGGTGCCCGTCACGTCGCCCTTCATGCCGCCCTCGCCGCCCTGGGCGCCCGTGAACTGGGTCGTCAGCAGCGATGATAGGCTCTTGCTGAGGTCCGCCTTGGCGAGGTCGACCCCGTTGTTCTTCAGGATCTGTGGGATCTGCGAGAACCCGCGTTCCAGCGCGTCAGCGAAGGTGGTGATCTTGACGACCGGGTTGTCGACGCCGAACTTGCTCTTCAGCTTCGTCCAGGCCTGCGTGATGGGACCGCCGCCGGTGTACTTGTTGAGCTCAGCCTGCGCCTGCTCGATGGCGGCGGACAACACTGGGAGCTCGGGAGACTTGACGGTGTTGAGCTTGTCGATGATGGCGCTGACCTTGTTGAGGTCCTCCTGGTCCATCGCCTCGACCAGCAGCCTGGCTGCTCGCTGTTCTTGCAGGAGCTGAGCGTCGGCTGCTTTGGCGCGTTCCAAGAGCACCTGAACCTGGCGCTGGTTGTACCGTTCTTTGAGCGTTGGTGCCATCGAGATCCCCTCTGAGGTTTACTGGCTCTAAGTAGGCGGCTACAATGTCAGGAGGTGCACCATGGGAGAGAAGAACCCGCGCGACATGTTGAGCAAAGCGTCCTGGAGCTTGATGGAAGTCATCAAGGATGCAGCGACGACGAACATCACCACAGCGCTCAGGACAGGGCAGATCAACATCGACGCCAAGGAAGTCCAGAAGCTGCTGACGGTCGTCAGCGCTTCAGTCGAGGAGGGCTACCACCGGGGATTCCGGTCGTTCACGAAGACCGTGGAAGCCGCGGTCCAGGCCGCTCCGGAGGCACTCGAACGCGAAGCAGCAGCTCGAGCGAAAAAAAAGTGAGGCCCGGGTTCTGGGCTCGCTTGACGCGAGCCTGGGAAACCCTGTGGAGGTGAGCTGATGCCGATGGGTCTGAAGCACCTGGTGACGTGTAGGTGCACGTTGCCGCAGTTCAAGCGGTCTCCCACACCGCCCATGCACCAGTTCACCGTCTTCTCGGTCATCGGTGACGATGACAAGGTGGTTCCCAAGTATGCCCAGTGCAACAACTGTGGCATTGTCCATCGGGTCACCGAGATCAACAAGTCCGACATCATGCCAGGCAAGGAGTCGAGCAACGCAATCATCAAGGTGAGCGACATCAAGGTGTCCCTGCCCGCACGACTCGCTGACATCTTGGAGGGGAATGACGCTGACCTGCCCACCTGGGAACAGGCAAAGTTCATCATGGACAACAAACGCTGGGGCGAGTTCGTGGTGCTGACAACGGAGAGCGACGAGGGCGTCCGGTCGGGCAAGTACCTCCGCATCCTGGGCGAGAACATGTACGATGTCAGTGGGTTCGAGCGAAACGAGGTGGCGAATGAGTGACGCGGTTCGTTACGGGCAGATGCGTTCGGAGAAGGTGGCTGAAGAGAACGAGCAATGCCGCCAGATCGTCAGAGAGATCAACTTGCAGGGAGGCATCACCCAGCGCCAGACGCTGATGCTCATCTACCTGCTGTCGATGGAGCTCGAGAACGTCGAGCAGATGCGGGCCCTCTCCAAGCTGGTCCGTGAGCTGGGTGGCGAAGAGCTGTTCCTGATCGGGAAGCCAGAGGAGGAGCAAGATGGGACGCAGGACGCTTGAAGCAACGGGCCGGATCCTTTCGGCTGAGGACGAGGAACAGATCCACGGGCTAGAACGGTTGTTGTCGTCACAGGCAGACAACACCCGTATCGTCTACCTCCACGCTGATGTCAGTGAACACTCAATCGCGCATGTGATTGCTCAGCTGCTGCACCTGGCCAACCTGAACCGGAACCCGATCTACCTCATCGTCTCGACGTATGGGGGCAGCATCGACGAGATGTTCAGCCTCTATGACATCATCAAGTTCCTGCCGTGTCCAGTCCACACTGTGGCACTGGGCAAGGTGATGTCAGCTGGCGTGCTCCTGCTGGCATCGGGGGTCAAGGGCAAGCGCCTGATGGGGTCTAGCGCCCGCATCATGATCCATCCGTTGTCAGGAGGGGTTGTCGGCAACATCTTCGAACTCGAGAACCAGACGAAAGAGGCACGACGCCTCCAGGACCTGATGGTCAACGCCCTGGTGAAAGAGACCAAGATGCAACGGAAGCAGGTAGAGGAGACCATCATGCGACCGATGTTGGACTACTACCTGACACCCGAAGAGGCGATCAAGCTCGGGATCGTTGACAAGATCATCGGTTCCGGTGCCTGAGGTTGTAGACACCTCGGTTTGAGGGGTACGATGGGGCAACATGTCCCTGCCCGATTACCGCCCGTACTTCCCGTTTTCCTCGGTCAGGAGCGAGCAGCACCAAGCGATTGAGTTCGCGCTAGATGCGTTCCTGAACCAGAACAAGAAGTTCGTCATCCTGGAGCTGGGGACGGGCTGTGGCAAGAGCGCCATCGGCATCACCCTGGCCCGGGTGCTGGCTGAACACGGTGGCAAGACAACCGACGTTGATGGCGAGGAGACGACGGGTGCCTACGTCCTGACGACCCAGAAGATCCTGCAGCAGCAGTACATGAACGACTTCGGTCCGACCAGCGGTCGCAACCTGATGAGGAGCCTGAAGTCGGCTGCCAACTACGACTGTCGCTTTTACACTGACCAGACCTGTGCCGAGAGCCGTCGCTTGTTGAAGCAACTGGGCGATCAGCTCCATGGCACCGACTTCCACAAGTGTTGCCGGGGTTCGTGCCCATACATGGTGGACAAGCAGGAGTTCATCGACCACCCGATCGGCATCACCAACTTCTCATACTTCCTGGCTGAGACGATGTACGCCAAGCAGCTGAAGGAGAGGTCGTTGCTGGTCATCGACGAGTGCCACAACATCGAGAACGAGCTGGGCAAGTTCGTTGAGGTGACGTTCTCGGAGAAGTTCGCCAAGACCGTCCTCAACTGCAAGGTGCCCCGCCTCGACACCGCTGACAAGGTCTTCGAGTGGATCAAAGGCCCGTACAAGAACTCCTTGTCCAAGGTGATGAAGGGGATCGAAAAGAAGCTGTCGGAGTACTTCAGCGCCGGCGGCAGCGAGGGCATCGCTGACATCAGCAAGCGATACGAGAAGCTCGACAAGCACATCTGCAAGGTCAATCGCTTCATCGACACCTACAACCCCAACAACTGGGTGATGAACCCGGTCAAGACCCCTCAGGGTGAGCGCGGCGGCAGGCTGTTCGAGTTCAAGCCCGTCGACGTGTCGGAGTTCGGGGACAGCCACCTGTACAAGTACGGCAGCCGCATCATCATGATGTCGGCGACGGTCGTCGACAAGGACACCTTCTGCAAGTCGGTCGGCGTCGACCCGAGCCAGGCTGCCTACCTGCGCCTGCCCAGCCCGTTTCCGTTGGAGAACAGGCCCATCCACTACCTGGGTGTCGGCAGCATGTCGATGAACCAGATCGATGATACCCTGCCCAGGCTGGCTGCAACGGTGAAAGACCTCCTTGAGCTCCACAAGGACGAGAAGGGCATCATCCACTGCGTCAACTACCGGGTCGCACAGTACCTGGCCGAGAAGCTGAAGTCGAAACGGTTGTTGCTGCACACCAGCGAGAACCGCGAGGAGACGATCGACCTTCACATGAGCAACAAGGAACCCACGGTGTTGGTCAGCCCGTCGATGACGGAGGGCGTCGACCTGGCAGACGACGCCAGCCGCTTCCAGATCCTGTGCAAGGTGCCGTTCCCCTACTTGGGCGACAGGGTCATCCAGCTGCGGAAGGCGCGGAACGCCAACTGGTACTCGATGATGACGGCCCGTGCTGTCATCCAGGCCTTCGGCAGATCGATCCGCAACGACACCGACCACGCCACGTCCTACATCCTGGACTCCGACTGGGAGCGTTTCTATCGTCACAACGCGCAGATGTTCCCATCAGAGTTTTCGTCCGCGCTTCAGTAGCCTCTCGCGCGCGCTCAGGCCGCCATTTGTTTTACCGCTGCCCGCCACGCCGTATACTTATGGCAGGAGGACACTACCAATGGAAGGCACCAATCCCGTCATCGACAAGTGGACGGCGTTGAAGAAGCTCGTCGAAGACCTCGAGCTCGACGTCGTCAAGAACGCCCGAGGCACTGCAGCGGCCGGCGTACGAGCCCGCAAGGGCCTGCGTGAGCTGAAGAACCTGTCTGCTGCGCTCGTCAAGATGACGGTCGAGGCGGACAAGGCTTCCAAGGCCACGAAGCCGAAGAAGGAAAAGAAGGCGGCCACCGAGGCTTCCTGACCCGTCGTGTGCAGTCCATTGCAGGCCCCGGCGACGTTCGTCGGGGCTTTGCCGTCTCTGGCGCCTATTTACGTGCCAGGAGCGAAACTTCATGCCTTCACCCCGCGCAGTCCTTCGTGACATTGCCGACCTTGGATTGAACCCTGGTGCGGCCTACTCCATCTGTGACAAGGGCGGACGCCTGACCGCAACCCCGAAGGCCAATGCGAAGAAGCCAGCGGGCGTTCTATATGAGACCGCTCCCAAGGTCGAGCCCAAGCCGGAACCGAAGAAGGAGCCCGCGAAGGCTGCTCCTCCCCCTCCGCCGCCCCCTCCGCCTCCCGCGCCGGTAAAGAAGGAAGAGCCACCGAAGGTGGAAGTGAAGGCACCTGAGCCTCCCAAGGCCCCCGAGCCCAAGAAGGAAGAGCCGAAGCCTGAGGCACCGAAGCCCGCAGAAGTCAAGGTCGAAGCCAAGTCCGAGCCCGTCAAGGAGGAGCCGAAGCCGGCTCCCGCGGCTGAGGTAGCCAAGCCGGTCGAGAAGCCGACCGATGAGAAGCCCGTCAGCTGACCTTCCTGATCTTCTCGAAGATTGCTTTCTCGATCTGGCAGATCCGCATGCGGGTCAGGCCGTAGATCTGCCCGATGCGTTGTAGGGTGTGCGGTCCGTTTTGAGCTGCGATGTGGACACAGTTGTGCCCTTCCTTGAACTGGATCCAGTGAGGACACCGCTTCCGCTGGCAGTCCACCCCCGCCTTGGCATGTACCGCAAAGCACGTTGTCCCATCGACGACGCGGTTGCCCGTGTCACCGGGTTGAATGATCTTTAGACGTTTCTTGCCTTCTTGCATTGGGGGGCCCCAGATGAGTAGAATGTAACGGTCAGCCCCCTCTATGTTCAAGAAACCAAAGGGAAGACACACAGTGCAGCCAGCACACACAGAAAGAACAACGAACACAATGAGTCAGAAGAAGACGTATGTCCTTGACACCAACGTCCTGCTCAGCGACCCCAACTCCATCCACTCGTTCGAAGAGAACGATGTCATCATCCCGATGGCAGTGTTGGAGGAACTGGACCGGCACAAGAGCCGGCCCGATGAGGTGGGTCGCAACGGACGCCAAGTCAGCCGTACCCTTGATGACATGCGCGACAAGGGCGGGAGCCTGGTCAACGGGGTCAAAACCCGTGCCGGCGGAACCCTGAAGATCGCCACCGTCAATGCTGACACCCTCCAGGACCTGCCCGCCGAGCTGCGTGAGCCCAAGGTTGACAACCTCATCATCGGCATGATGAAGAGGCTGACCAACGACGCTCACGCAGGGAACGGCACCGCACCGATCCTGGTGTCGAAGGACATCAACGTTCGCATCAAGTGTGACAGCCTCGGCATCAAGTGTGAGGACTACCGCAAGATGCGGGTCGCCGAGGATACCCAGAAGTTCTATCGTGGAGTCGAGGTCATCGAGCTGGCTGAAGAGCTGGTCGATCACTTCTACCAACACGGCAAGCTCGACCTGCCCGCAGAGGTCCTGCGTACGACGCACCTGTACCCGAACCAGATCGTCGTCATCAAGAACACCAAGAATGGGCAGACAACGAAGAGCGCGCTGGCCAAGTGCGTCGAGCACGGCAAGCCGCTGATCCCGGTCAGCAAGGTCGAGCAGGCGTTCGGTCTGGTCCCACGCAACAAGGAGCAGCAGTTCTCGCTGGACCTGCTCTTCGATGACAAGATCAAGCTGTTGACGTTGGTCGGGCCCTCGGGCACCGGCAAGACGTTGCTTGCCCTCGCGGCAGGACTCGAGCAGCTGAAGGGCTTGGGCCCCGAGACGAAGGCACGGTACGACAAGTTGATCGTCACCCGGCCCGTCCAGCCTGTTGGCAAGGACATCGGCTTCCTACCCGGCACCCTCGAAGAGAAGATGGAACCGTGGATCGCACCCGTCCGCGACAACCTCAACTTCCTGATGGACACCAAGCGGAACCGCCCGAAGCGCAAGGGCCGCAACCCACAGTCGGATGAGGACACCTACTACCTCAAGCTGATGCAGGAGAGGGGCCTGATCGAGATCGAGGCCATCACCTTCATCCGTGGTCGGTCGATCCCGAACGCCTTCATCGTCATCGATGAGGCCCAGAACCTGTCGATGCACGAGCTCAAGACGATCATCACCCGTGTGGGAGACAACACCAAGATCGTCCTGACGGGCGACATCGAGCAGATCGACAACGTTCACGTCGATGTCTTCACCAACGGCCTCACCTACGCCGTGGAGCGGTTCAAGGAGCACCCCATCGCCGGTCACGTCACCCTCATCAAGGGTGAGCGCAGCGAACTGGCAACCTTGGCCTCGAAGATCCTGTGAGGGGTATGTAGGGACTGGATGTCAACGGCGCTACAGATCCCCATCAAGTACTGCAAGTCGCTGGAAGGACCGTTGAACAGCGCCTGGACGGGCTTGTCGCCTGTGCAGGCATCACGGTTCTTCCACAAGCTGCTGTACGAGTGGTGGGGATTTGTCGTCAACGGCGGGAGCAGCCTGACCTCCCCTGGTGGCATCGAGGCAGTCGACTTCCCGTCGGGGTTCACTGACCAGGTCGTCGCATCGGGTGCCGATGGTTACACGTCCTTCGGCTACGACGTCTTCGCTAGCAATAGCGCTGATTTCGTCTTGATGTCCAGCGGCTCGATCAGCGGGTCGTTGATCGGCAAGTACCTGGTCGCGTGGGTCCCGGGCTCACCGGGCCTGTCAGCCACCGACGACGGCGTCTACCAGATCAAGGCCGTGGAGGATGCCAACCACATCCGGGTTGACATCAACAGCGGAGGCACCCGACGAGTGGGCAACCACCCATGGTTCTGGGACAGGCAGAACATCAACTGGAGGATCGTTGACATCTACCAGACGACATCGCTTGTCGGACCGGGCATCAGCGGTTCGTGGGACAACAGCTACCAGGTGTTGAACTTCCTGGGAGCACCCACTGTCAACGCTGGCCAAGCAGTGCCACAAGCACAGATCTTTCACACTTCGTCCTTTGGTGTCGAGGATACCATCGGTTTTGTCGTTTCACCCGCTGGGACTTGGACGGGATCTGCCTTCACTGATGGCACGCCGCTCCAGTCGGTTGTCGCGTTCTTCACGGGTACTGTCGGTAGTCCCAGTGATTCGACATACAGCTTCATCGGTGCCACCGACTTCCTCATCGGAGAGGTCAGGTCGCCAGTCAATGGTGTCCAGGGCACCTTCACTGCGGGAACTGGCTTCCATATCGAGATCCCGTTGCGAAACTACTCGCAGCACGATGATCCAAACCCGATCGCTTGGGTGACGTGGTCCAATGCAACTCCGTCGCAGATCGCGGCAACGTACTACAACGGCTTCAACATGGTGTGTACCGACGGTGTCGTCCGTAACTGGACCACGTTGGTCAGGTCGCCGATGGGCGACCGTGTCCGTGCTAGCTATACGGGCATCGGTTACGGCTCTGGGCAGTGGCAATCGTTCCAGCTGCCCAACCAGCGGTTTTGGAACGTGGCCTACGACCAGTATGGCGACGACTTGAACCACAACGATCAGTACATGACAACTGACGGCATCCTGAGCCTTCTGGGGGTGCCCGGACAGTTCAGTCTCGCGCGAGCGCGCCTACGACGCGTTCGATTTACTACGGCAACGCTCTCGCGGGGCGCGCGTCTCGGGGACAACATCACCGACCCCAACGGGTGGGTCGTCGTTGCCAACGGTGTCCTGTGGCCTTGGGACAACAGCATCATGCCCGAGGGACCCTGGAGGTTCGGCGTATGACCGTTCACCTGAACCGCGACTTCCTGACCCTGCCCTCGTCACCATGCCCGGGCACCAACATGTATGCCCTGAGCATGTTCTTGGTCCACGTCGGTGGCTACAACCTGATCGGACAGACCAATTTCGATGTGTTGACTGGCAGCGTCATGTTGGGCTTCGGCATCAGCGGCAGCATCAACTTCGGCAGCGGCACCTATGAAGTGCTGCTGCCGCCCACGTCGTACACGGTGTCATCAGCTGACGTCGATCGGATCGTGGCCCTGAGATCGCAGCTGTACCCGCTCGCCAACTCGGGTCTGTTCAGGATCCTCAGCGTCGACGTGCCCAACAACGGTCTGGTCGTCGACTACCGTTCTTCGGCGTCACCGCCGCCCGAGCAGTTCCTGTCCTGGCGCATTTTCGAGAAAGAGACGGTCTTTGCCGAGACCTGGCAAACGGGTAGCAACGGCATTGTCTCGGGTTACGGGTCCTTCAACGCGACGACGGCGTCAGTGGCAAGCGCTAGTCGCATCATTCTCCAGTCGCCCGATCAGACGTCGTGGCAGGTCAGGATGTGTCTCGAGAGCCCGCAGGACGTGTCCGGTGCAGTGCCATCAGGTTTCTCGATCGCACCGGGTTTTGCGGGCAACTCCAACGGTGACTTCAGTTACTTGACCTTCGGTGCTGGTCGTAACCAACCTGCTCACCTCCATGCCGCCCAGTGGTACAACACCACATCATCTCTCTATCGTGGCATGACAGTGGGCTTGTCGCCCTACTTGGGCGCCAACGGACAGTGGCGTATCTCGATGATCATTGATGATGTATCAGGCACCTGTGGCATCGTCAACCAGAACGTCAGCCTGCCCACCACGACACTCAGCGGGTCGGGTTGGAGCGTCTTCGGCTTGTCGCAGGACGAGACCGAGATCCCGGCACCTAACAACCTGGGTGATCCAATGGTCAACGTTCGACGCCTGTTCGTTGTTGGCAGCAGCAACCCGCAATCGAACATGTCATGGCAATCACAGTTCCATAGTGACAACGTCACCCAGGTCGTCGGCTTCAGCAAGTACGGCTACCCGGTCGCGGGCGTCCTGAGCCTCTACGCCAACATCCTCAACTCGGGTTCACACGTCAGGTACTTGTCACAATCGGTCGACAACGTGTGGAACGCGGAGACTGAGCTGCTGGACGCGGAGATCCTGTTGGGAACTGTCGATGTGACGTTTTCCTCGACCACAAGCGCATCGTTGTGGCAGCTGCAACCTCGCCGTTTGGGTCGCTTGCCGTTCTTCATGCAAGGGCGGGCAAACTACGTCAACTGGGCGGTGACGGGCGATGGGGGTTGGTACCACACCGAAGACGGCATCTTCATGCAATGGGGAGGCCCAGACCCGACTGGGAACCCGGTCGTCAGCAGCGTTGACCCGATCAGCGCCACGATCGAGCTGCAACAGGGCCTCGATCCCCTCGGTGCGTTCTTGCCTGGCAGCGATCCCCCAGTTCCGGTCGTAGCACCCAACATCCTCGACGTTGATGCGACGCGGTTCAAGAAGACCTACTCGTACTTCCGTCAGACCCCAGTCAACGTGGGCGTCATCCAGGGTGGTAGCAACCCTGCCAAGCCGTGATACTATAGAAGGGGTTCCATGCTGACCGCCAAGTTTCTTCGAGCTCACACCATGCCATCGAACCCAAACGGGTACGCGTGGTTCGCTCGGCTCCTGTACGAGTTCTGGGGTTTCTGCGTCTGGGGCGACAACGACCTGGTCAACCCGGGCACGAGCGCGTTCCCACCCGTTTCTGGCACTCAGATGCCCGCAAACTTCTACACGGCACCGCTGTTGCAGTCAGGCAGCGATGGTTTCACCACGGTTGGAGAACCCTTCTTCAACACTGTCGGCCAGAACACTTTCTCGGCCTCGTGGGTCGGCAAGTGGCTGACGTTGTGGCAATCGGGATCGACGTGCACTGATGACAGCATCTACCAGATCACCCAGTGGATCAACTCGTCTTCGGTCAGGCTCAACGTCTTCCAGGGCGGCACTCCCTACACGGGTTCGTTGCACCCGTCTCTGACAACGCGGACCAACATCAACTACCGTCTCATCGACTACGCTGAGGCGGCTTCGGCTGGCATCAGCGATCAGGACTACATGGTCCTGCAGTTTGCCGACGCGCCGCTCGTCAACCCGGGACAGGCGCTGTCACAGGCCAAGCTACGCTTCAGCACCACCTACAATGGAGGAAACCCGATCGTTGCCATCACCATGTCACCGTCGGGTTCATGGGGCCTCAACAGCGGTAGCTACGACTTCACCGACCCAACATCAGAGCTGGATCACTCATCCAACTCTGGTGGTTGGGGCAACATCAGAGGCACGTGTTCTGGCTACATCAGCTTCTTCGGTGCAGGTGACTTCATCATCGTTCACATGGCAACGTCAGCCAACTACCACTCTGATGGCTTCCACATCGAGATCCCGCAACGGTTGTACCCACAGGGAGACGATCCGAACCCGATCGCAATGATGGAATGGGGAGAAGACACCCCCGTTGCAGACGACAGCACCCAACAGTACTGTGGCGGCTTCTACATGCACAACCCGCCTGACGGCACCACGATGCAGTACTACGGCATGATGCGTGGGTACGATGGCAGCGATCAGAGCTCGGCATTGGGTGCTTCCAACGGCAGGTACAACGGTCGGTACTTCAACACCTTCACCAACCAGTTCCTGTTCACCGACTGCACCCTGGCCCAAGCAAACACTCCGGGCCAGTACCAGATGGCCCGAGTTCGAATCCGTCGGGCGCGCTTCATCGCCCCCATCATCCCATCGTACCAGCGAGTCGGCAACAACGGTGAGTGGCTCCACATTGTCAACGGCATCATGTGGCCTTGGGACAACACCTTGCTGCCCTACAACCTGTTCTTGGGAGGCACCTGATGACACTCCACGTTTGCCGCGACTTCTTGACAACGGGAACCAACCTCAGCGACTCGTGCGCCGAGATGACGCCCTATTTCATGGCGATGTTCCTGTACACCGTGCTCGGGTACACCATCGTCGGGCAGACCAACTTCAACCTGACTGGGTCAACCTTGCTGAAGGGCTATGGTACCAACGGCAGCCTCAACCAGGGCACCCAGGCAACGCAGTACGCGTTCAAATGCCCGACAGGCACCTACACAGTGACGACGGCTGACATCGGTCGGATCCTGGTCCTCAAGAGCCCAGGCAACCCGATGATCAACTCGGGCTTGTTTCGGGTAACGGGAGTCGACACCACCAACAACTACCTCTTCATCAACTACCGAGCGGGTGCCACGCCACCCGCCGAGACCAACATGACCTGGGGGCTCTACGAGAACGAGCTGGTGTTCTTGACAACTGTCAACTGGCCCAACGGCGGCGGCGGTGTCGGCAACGGCATCGCTGGCACCTACCAAGGCCAGACCTCGTCGCCCCAGAGCCGCATTGTCATGCAGTGCCCGTCCAGCCTGGCCTGGCAGGTGCGGATCTGCTACGAAAACTACTACGATTATGGCGGCGGAGGCGGCGGCTCAACGATGCCTGGCGGCGCCATCTACAGCTCGGGCATCACGCAGGCCGTCGGCTTCGGTGGCAACAGCGTTGGTGACTTCCAGCCCGGAGGCCAGCACACCCACACGGCGTTGTTCTTCAACGTCCACGCTGGCACTTGGACAAGCTGCACCAGCGGCATCTGGTTGTCGGGTGCCACGCAGGCACGTTTCTATATCTGGGGCGACGACCAGACGGGAACCGTGTTCATGGCAGGTCGTTCTGTCGTCGGCGGCGGCACCGACTCCTTCGTCCACTTTGGCATCCCGGAAGACGAGGAACAGCCGCTGCCCCCACTCACTGTCCAACGGCTGTTCACCATCGGCGCCAACCAGTCGGGCAACAGTGGCAACAATGGCATCTACTGGAACTGTGGACCTGCCTTTTCTCGTGGTGGCATGGGCTTCGGTCTCAGCAACCAACCCGTCAGCTGCATCTACAGCCTCTACAACCGGATGGATGGAGGCTTGTTCTACGAAAATGCCACGTTGCGAGGTGCGGATTACGCCAATGACAGCGAGTACATCGCAGCAACGGAGCTGCTGTCTGCCGACCTGGTCGTCGGTACCCTTGACAACAACTATGAGAACGGTGGCATCGAACAACTCATCCTGGAAGGACGCCGGATCGGCCGTGCACCCATCGTGAGATTGGGAAGGAACAACTACGGCAATTACCAGACGACCACGGACCCCAACCAGTCCTGGATCCACCTGGCTGACGGCATGTACTTGCCATGGCAGGGACCGATCCTTCCATGATGAGGTCCAATGAGTTTGAGTGCACAAAACCTCAATGCTAAGTTCCTGAGGTCGTTCTACTTCGGGGGCTCGCTGTCTGCGAACCAGGGTGTCATCCTCATCCTCAAGCTCATCTATGAGTTCTGGGGGTTCTGTCTCAACGGAGGAAACAGCCTGACGCAGCCCGGTGGCATGGCTTCGTCCCAAGTGACGGGCAGCTACCTGAGCCAGGCAACGGGTTTTGAGTCGGGCAGCAACGTGTTGTTGGCATCGGGCTCTGACGGAGTGACGTCAGCTGGGTTGCCTTACTTCACCACGGTCACCACAGCGCCCTTCAGCACGGCATCGGTCGGCAAGTGGTTGGTGTTGTGGAAGTCTGGTTCTACGTCAACTGATGACAGCATCTACCCGATCACCAAGTTCCTAGGTTCGGGCAGCGTCGTTGTGGACCCGACCTACGGAGGAACTTCCGTTGGGGCCAACGGGTCGGTGCCACAGTTCACGAGCCGGACCAACATCAACTATCGGGTCGTGGACTTCTATGAGGTGACCCAGCTGTCTGGCTACAACGACGGGCAGTACATGGTCATCCAGTTCAATGGAGCGTCAACCCTCAACCCAGGGCAAGCGGCCTCGCAGGCGCAGTTCATTTACAAGCCCACAAACGTGGCAGGTGGAGAGGGTCCTGCGGCAGACTTCTCAGCCGTGGGTATCACGTTGTCTCCCTCCGGTTCATGGGATGGCAACTCGACGTTCGTTAGCGAGAGCTACCAGTCATTCATCGGTGACGGCAACTCAGGCCCAGGTTCGGCAGGCCATGGCGGTGGTGATTGGTTCGATGATGGTGACGCGACTGAGATCAACATCACATTGATCGGGGGACCAACCTTCCTGATCGGGCAGTGGGGAGGCCGTGAAGCCTTCGGTTCATGCTTCCAGATCGAGATCCCGCGAAGGTTGTACCCACAGGCCAACGACCCCAACCCGATTTGCGGTTTCTCCATGTCAGCAAACGGGATCTTCACCAATGCACAGGTCGGTTACGGCTATGCGTTTAGGTGGTTCCCAAGTCCCTATGATTCTCCCGCCGGCCCACGGCGCTGGCCCATCCTCATGCGTTGCTACACCGGTGCATACTGGTCCTACTTTCCCTGGGACACTGGATCAGTTGAGGGAGGTCAGATTGGCGTGGTGAGCCTGTTCAACAACCCCATCACGTCAAAGTTCTTGTCAACTGACGGCATCCTGGGTCAAGGGGGCGTCAACGGGCAATCGAGCGTCGCGGGCCAGTACAGCTTGTGCCGAGCACAGGTCCTGTCAACGCGTTGGACGTCAGATCGATTCCCAAAGTTCATGCGCATCGGTGATGGTGCCGATCGTTGGATCCACGTCAATGGCGGCGTCCTGTGGCCTTGGGACCACGCCATCGTCACACGGCCACTCTTCGTGGGGTTCTGATGACGGTCCATTGCTGCCGCGACCTGGTGTTGGGAGGCTACGAAGGGTTCTCATCGGGCTCTTACGATTCCATGTGGGCGTTGTCTGTCTTCATGCAGGGCGTCCTAAACTACACCTACGAGTCATCCGCGGGTAACCTGGTCCCTCCCTCCTACAGCGCGGCCACGGTGTCGTACAGCGCGAGTTCCTCGCTTGTCAGCATGTACCAACCTTCGTGCTTGATTACCGTTGCAACAGGCACGATCTTGGGTGGTTCGGGCAGCTTGCCCGTTAGCGGTTCAGCGGCGTTGGTCTTCTCCAAGGATGCCATCAACCTCAGCACTCTGACATCGATCGCTTGTCCGGGTGGGTCTACCTCCACGCCCATTGGCTTGTGGGTCGCCATCCGCAGCACCTCGTACCCGCTGGCCAACTCTGGTATCTTTTTGGTCGTCAGTGAGAGCAAGTCAGCGAACACCTTGTTCATCGACTACCGCTCCACGTCTTCTCCTCCCCTGGAGAACACTGCTTACGTTACGGCGTCGTTCTGGTTGCCTCCCCCGGGCTCTGACAACACCAACCCCGCTCGTACCGGAGCTTCATGGTCATCGTTTGCAGCCTTTGCAGGTAACGGCAACACGGGCCAGTACCAGACCAACGGCACCGCCACCTTCCCACGTGTGCTTTTGCAGAGTCCAGACCCATCTGGGTACCAGGTCAGGCTGTGCATGGAGAGTTCGGCTGACTGTTCGGGTTTCGTTTCAACGGGTTTCTTGACTGCCATCCCTGGGTTCAGCGGAACGGTGGGTGACTTCCCAACGCAGAACTGGGCTTCGCCCTATTCTGCTCCTCACTTGCACGCGTTGCAGTGGTTCAACAAGCCGTCGAACTACGATGTTTCCTACTACCCAGTCGGGGGCTCGCTCATTGGGTTTGACATCACCCAGACAACAAGCAAAGGTAGTTCATTGGGTTACCCAGACGATGCCTATGCGCAGAACAAGCGGTTCTACGCCTGGGGCAGCGACCAGACGGGTACCTGTGCGGTGTTCGAACGAGGCTACGCCTTTTCCTATGCCTACCAAGCGACAACCAACGATTCCTTCATCATCTTCGGCTTGCCTTATGATGAGACAGTGCCGTTGCCCGCAGACAACGTCAACCGCCTCTTTGTCGTGGGTAACAACAAGAACAACGCCAATCGGATCGACTGGTCGTGTGGGACGTACAGCACCGACGGCAACGCGGGCCTAGCATTCAGCCTGGACAAGAAGCAGGGCCCCATTGTCTGCGTTATGTCGAGCTACGCCTATGCAGCGTACCAAACATCAGCATTCGGTGGCGCCGATGGTGGGTTGATCTTTGACTCGAACGCGGCAGACACTCCGTTCCTCGATGCAACAGAGCTGATCAGTGTTGACCTGATCGCCGGGGCATACGCCAACCTCTACAACTTCCCAGACGGCACGGGTTACCAGGGCTTCAGCGTCGAGCCCCGGCGACTGGGTCGTGTGCCCTTCGCTCGCCAGGGCCGTGCCACGGGCCAGACGAACTGGTCAACGGCGGACACGCCCATGCAGTGGTTCTACATCTCCAACGGTGTCTACCTACCTTGGGGCGGGATCACGGGACTGTGAGGTGAGGCATGGGATACATCGTTGAACTCACAGCGATCGAGGTGAACTGCACCTACACCGGGTCATGGTACCCGAGCGCGAACAGCGAAACTGCTGCCTATGACTTCCCGTCAAACGATTCCGAGGGCTTCTACACGGGCAGCTGGTGGGGCCTCGACAACACGTGGGGTGCCACGGATGCAACGCTGAACCAGATCTCGGGCAGCAACATCAACAGCGTCAGCCTCCAGACGGGCAGCTGGAAGGACCCCGCATCGCCTGACCACTCTTGGGGCGTGATGCTGTTGCCGACCGAGAGCCTCGACCGCAACGACGTGACCAGCAACCAGTTCCCGATCGTTGACCAGTCCGTTGCTGCGGGTGCCTGGGACCCGTTCCCCATCCCGGTCCCACCCCCGACCCCCACTCTGCCCCCTCGTGACCTCACAAGATACCGGAAGGCGTACTCCTTTGGCCGCAACCAACCCGTCCGTATACGCCTCGTGCGATGATCGTGGCGGCCCCTGGATGACGCCCGGGGTATATTTGTCGTAGGGAACGTGAGCGGCATCCTCGACAACAAGAACCGCGTCCTCGATACGATCCTGACGATCGAGGGGCGCAACCAGCTGTCCCAAGGCGGGATCGACATCGCGTACGTGTCGTTCTCGGACGGGGCGACCTTCTACAAGGCCGACATCTACTCGGGTTCACAGGACGCAACACAACGCATCTACCTGGAGGCGGGCCAACAGCCCCAAGACCAGATCACCTTCCAGGCCGATGACAACGGCTATGTGATGCCCTTCGCCAACTCAGAGAGCATCCAGAACGCGGGAGGCAAGATCATCAACTACACCTACACCGGTGTCAGCGGCACCAACATCGGTGGGGGTGCACAGAGTTCAGCCGCTTCACGTGGGGGTGACTTCTCTGATCAAACCGAGACGCTGTTGGCGTCGTCGGCTGACAACTTCAACAAGCTACGGGTCCTGTCAACAGTCGATGCCTTCTTCGAGACCGGAGAGTTCTTGGCGGGTCCTACGTCGATCACGTTCCAGATCAACAACAAGCGACCCATCAGCAACCCGGCGCAGTACTCGACCCACGTCAGCGCTCTTGACAGCATCTTCAGTGACCCGCGGTTCAGCAACCTGCCCAACTTCAAGTTCCTGCCCCCTGTCAACAAGGTCACTGATGAGTCGGCCCTGGGAGACTTTGGAATCCAGGACGTCAGCAAGGTCAACTTCCTGGGCGCATACGCCCCCTGGGGAGTCTATTCGTGGTTCTTCGCTGCGGCACTGGGGTTCGATCAGATCGCCTTCGAGCTTTACTACTACCAGTCGTTGGGTTACATGAAGCAGATCAACTTCGACCCAACCTCGACCGCTAACAACCTGGTGGGCCAGTTCTTTGAGCGGAACTACGACACTCTCAAGAAGCTTGACATCGTCGACTACGGCCGGCATCGGACGGGCGATCCCTCACACCCAACTGCTCACGTCTTCTTTTGCGGCAAGGTCACCGTTGACGAGAAGGGCACTGACACCTTCATCCACCTGTTCACCCTGGTCTTCCAGTGAGGTAATGCCGCATGTACTTCCGGTTCCAACAGACGGCAAACCTGGTGACAGTGGCGGACGACTTCGCCCAGCTGGTTGACGTGACATCCACGGGTGACCTGGTGTTTGGGTTCACCTACTCGATCGATCCAAGCCAGGCCCTGAACCACGGCGCCCACGTTGTCAACATCCAAGTGTTGAGCCGGTACGTGCCACCTGCGCCGCTGTTGGGCGTTACTCAACGGGGCATCGTTGACTCTGAGACCCTGATCGACAACATCCGAGGCTTGCTGCTGAACGCCAAACAAGCAGTATTGCAGCGGTCCACGTATGTGTTGGCGCAGACCAACAGCAACATCCTGACCTACATCAACAATGAGATCCTTCAACAGCTGCTGGCACAGGTCGATCCGTCACAGATCCCACAATTGAACGGGCCCCAACTGCAGACGATGCAGGCCAGCGACATCAAGCAGGCCAACAACCCACAACCCGTGTTGCAGCGTGTTGCCAACTCATTGTTGGTGCCCGACGTTTCACTGCAGCTCTCGGGCAGCGCGACTCTAAATGCGAAGCAGCTGATGCAGGACATGATCGCTCGCCAGGCACTGGACCCGTCATACATCCTGTCCCTGACGCCCCGTTCATCGAGTGAGACTCAGACCAGGCAAGGCCTGTCCAACACCTCACGGGCTATTGAGCAGGTGACGGATCCCGCGACACAGCTGCTCAACTTCCACCTGTTCCCTCCCACCAGCGAAGTGCCCCCATCAGTCACCGATGACCTGAACGACCAAGAGCTGGTCCAGGTGCTCCAGAACGTCACCCAAACGACCCAAGAGATCACTGAGTACATCACCATCCCGGCATCGATGCTGCGCCTGGAGGGTGCCGACCTGACCAATGCATTCGTCCAATTTGAGTTGATCGACTCTGACAGCAATGAGTCAGTTGACACCGTCATCAAGACGTTGAACATTGCTCGTGAAATGCAGGTCTACAACACTCCCGTCATCCCTCCCACCCTCAAGGCGTCGGTGGCCCCCAACTCGACCTACGGTAACCTGCGGATCCAGCAGAACGATCCGCAGGCCTCAGCGGTACAGATCTACAAGAAGACCTTGTGGACCGCCTCACAGGAGGTTGACAGCTACACCCTGATTGGCACCTACGCGTTGACGTCCAAACAGGAAGCTCTGCAGATCAAGGTTGACGTGCCCGTGGCTTCAGCTGCCATCTACCGCGCCATCCCTGTTGGTACTCAGAACACGCAGGGTTTTGAGTTCAACAACATCGTGGTCAGGCCCCCACGGTACACCCCGCTACGTGCGATCGCCTTGACAGGCCTACAGGTGGATCAAGGCATTCAGCTTGAAGCTCGCGGTATCCCGAGCCGCTGTGTCGCCATTCAGTTCCTAAAGTGGAACCTGACCACGTTCCAGAACATTGACGACTACGACACCGTCAACAGCGATGTGGGCTTTGTTGATGACGCTGCTCGACAAGCCGACCTGGTGACGACGCTTGACAACGACGTCAGCTCTGGCAACATCTACCGTTACGTCGCTCGCTTGATCTACCTGGACGGTGATACCGAGGACTTTGGGGACGTGACGATCGAGTTCATCGAACCTGCCCCCGATCAGGTCGACACCACCATCACCGATCTCGTTGTCACCCACGACAATACCCCCGACGTGTCGTTCAACATCAACACGTCAGTCGTCAACACCGACATCGACAACATCAAGCAGATGTTGGCGAACCAGAACCTGACTGAGTACTTCACGGGAGACATTGCCAACCAGCGTGATCAGCTGGCAAACCTGATCGCTCACCAGGTCCAACGTGTTGACCTGACGACGGGCATCCGGGAGAACTTTGGGACCATCACCATCCCCAACTTCCAGGACAGCGTGTTGCGGAAGAACCAGGCGGTGTCAGCGTTGCAGTACGGTCACATCTACCGCTACGAGATCTACCCCTGTCTCAGGGCACCTGAGACGTTGTTCGACCAGTTCACCAAGACGTCGACAGACGCCACGACCAACAAGCCCTACACCTGGAGCCCAGCCAAGTTCCTGCACCCGTTGGCCCTGAACCAGGGCGTCATCGTGTCAGCAACGGGTGCAGCCCAACGGTACGCGAAGGACCCGATGGCTTTCGGTGTCGTCGGGTCGATCACCACGGTCGAAGCGTCGTTCGACAACGACACTGCCAAGATCGTCAACCAGACGGCAACGCCCTTCAACCGTGCACTCAACATCATCACCTGGCAAGTCCAGGGTGACATCACTCAGGTCGACCACTTTCTGCTGCTCAAGACCGTCAACGGGGTCAGGACCATGTTGGGCAAGGCACACTCAGAGTTCCCGTACGGCGCGTGCCAGTACTTCCATCCCGTGACGCACAGTGACAACGGCCCCATCTCCTATGTCATCATCCCGGTGATGAACGACTACCAAGTCGGCCCAGCAACGACAACCAACACCGTAATTGTGGATGCGCCATGATCAAGACCCTGCGTTCCAACAACGGTAGCTTTGCCAGCCTGGGCAGCGTCGCGATGCAGGCGGTGCAGTCCGTGGTCACCGAAGCGAAGGACCAGCAACAGTCGACTCACCCGTCGTCGGTCGGTGTGCTGCCCACGAGGCAAGCAACCCTGTCTCACCCGATCTTGTTGACCGGTGACACGTTGACGCGCTCGGCGACAACATCGTTGTCTGACATCGGTTCTCACCTGATCTCAGGCGACCCGATCGTCATTCCGATCCAGACCAAGTTCAACACCATCATGCCGACGTACCACCTGAGCTTGGACGCAGGCAAGGAGTACGACCCCCGCGTCAGCCAGGGATTTGCTACAACGACGACCAAGTTTCAACCCTACGAGCAGCTGACAGGCATCGCTCAGGAGAGGCCGGAGATCGTCATGGTGACGAACTTTGAGCCGCTGTTCAACCGTGACGTCATCCACACTGCGCCGAACTTCATCACCGCCCTTAACGACGGTGGCATCGACCCATACATGACCTCGGCGGGCTTGTTCCTGGACACCCAGATCCAAACGCGGAACCTGCGTTCCTACAACGTGCAGTTCCTGCTCAGGACGTTGACGGGCAGGTACATCAACCTTGACTCATTGTTGACGGCTCGGAAAAACTCGTTCCAGGACGCGCTGAACCACCTCAACAACGATGCATCGTTCCTGTTGAACCTGGTCAGGATCATCGAGGCGCAGAAGTCACAGCTTGACCTCCGGCATGACATCTACACCGTCGACCCGAATGAGGTGGGCAGCCTGACCAACGCCAACTACGTCCAGCAACAAGAGACGACGCGGCCCAATCCACCGACGCAGAAGAAGCTGCCTACTCTTCACCTGCTGCACCGCCACCCGCCCAAGTACGATCCGGTTGACGTTCTGACCAGTCTCGGCTACAAAGAGGCAACCGTCAAGCAGATCTACTCATCGAGCAAGGTTTGGATGCAGCTGCTCCTCGAGCTGGAGTACGCGCTGAAGTTCCACACCCTGCAATTCATCGACATCGACCCGTCGTACGAGCGCAATGACACCAACCCGACCACCATCCTCAACCCGAAGGTGACGAGGTTTAGCCTGTCGACCAACTTGCCCTCCTTGCCCACTCTGAGCGAGCTGATCAACCTCCAACCCAGCCTGGTGGCACAGACGATCAACAGCATCAAGCCTGCCTTCACAACCATCTACCAGAACGTGTTGTTCAAGGATGAGGAGGCGAGGATCGCCGCTTTGGCACACCTGTTGTCGATGGAGTACCGCTACTCCTACGGCCTGTCACAGCAGACCACCCAACAGACGTTGAGCGGCTACTATGGTTACAACGTGGCCAACGGCGTCGCTAACACCACGGTGTTTGACAGCATCATCGGCAAGTTCGGAAACAACATCACCGATTTCCCAGCCCAGAACACCAAGGCTTTGACGTCGATCGCCCAACAGGTTGCTGGCAGCACTGGCATCCTGACCTTCGAGTCCAAGTACGTTGAGGGCGATACTGGGACACTGTCACCCGGTGGCGACTACTACTTCGATCAGGTGCTACAAACCAACGGCCAGGCGTTCAACACCACCAACATTGAGACCCTGACGGGGGTGCTCGAGAACGCGTCAAACGCCTTCAACGTCATCATTGACAACCTGAATCTGATGGCGAAGCCCAACATCAACCTGGGAAAGCTTGACTTCATCGAAGAGATCCAGGGTAGCATCCTGGACACCACCGGAGACGTCATCACGGCCATCAAGTCGCAGCTGGTGGGTCCCAACGGTAACACGTCCAAGATGCTGAACGATGACCGCCTCGCCAGCGTCTTCGCATACGCCAGGAAGGACAACCAGCTCAAGGCCGCTCTGTTCATGTACGTGTTGGCCAAGACGTCTCGTGCCTACAACACGTTGGTCCCCTTCTTCGCGGCCAACACTTCAGCTGACAACACGCCGCTGGTCGATATGCTGATCGATCAGGTCAATGCAGCGTTGCAGGCGGCGCTGCCTGTCACCAGGACGGCTGTCCAATACATCGGCGAGCCCGGTTTTGACCGGAACCAGGTCAACAGTTCCAGCGCTTTGAACCCGCAGGGCGTGTCAACAGCTTTGAAGGCGGGCACCCCGCTGACGAACTTCATCATCACCCTGATGGGCCAGATCATCAACCAGTTCCAGGTCAAGACCCGAGCGATCCAGAACAGTTACTCGGTCTACAGCGGCTACCTGGACACCATCGTCATGATGGTGGCGTTTGACCTCATCACGTCGGCAATTGCTCGTTACGGTGATCTGGAGCTGACGGGCCAGACTGAGTCAGGCTTCAACCCGTTCTTTGCGGGTACCACTAGCTACATCACCGCGCAGACAACGAACAACCACCGTAACTCGATCAACGAGCTGACCGAACGGGCCCAAGCAGAAGACACCCGAGTCCAGCAGATGATCATGACCATCCAACACGTGCTGCAGGCATTGGGTGGCAGCTTGAAGGGCATCACCAACTATCTGCAAAGCCCCACTTCAGTGCAGACCCTGCAAGAAGTGTCGGCCATCTTGGGCAACGACCAGACCCTGATTAGCATGTTGTTCAGCGAGCAACAGATCATGATGCTGGCGTCTACCGTCAGCAACCTGTTGACGGCGGCAAGCCAGGGCGAGAACGCGTTCCAACGCAACCTGGTCACTGACACCAACGACAACCAGGAAGTACAGATCCTTGATGAGTCACAGGTGCAGCCTGAGATGCGTAACGCGTTGTTCGGCTACTTTGGTACCGCTGACTTCGCCTCCAACAAGGGAATCAACAAGCGCATCATCACGGTGGGCATCCCGGCAGGTTTCACCCAACGCATCAAGCAGAAGGTTGCCATCCAACAGCAGAACAAGGCCTCATTCACCAATCGGCGGAATGACATCGTCTCGGTCTGTGTCTACAAAGTCGACATGGTCAACAGCGACATCGTCTACAAGCCGCTGCGGTTCCCATTCGAGATGTCGCGGTTCCCAGTCAGGGTGTCGACGGTTCCGTGGCTGCCGCTGCCTCCCAAGCCCGATCCGTCGGACATCGTCAACTCGGTGCCGACCCTGAACTTCAGCCAGAACGCGGACACCAGCACTTCAAAGTCGATTACTCAGGGGATCGAGTACGCATCGTCTGTGATCGCCGGAAACGACGGCATCAAGCACGCTCGACAGGCCCTGGACGACGAGTCATACTCGTTCATGTCGACACAACAGAAGGCACAACTCCTGCAGAACCACGTTGTCAGCCAGCTGCTGGAGGCCTACATCAAGCTGATGACGTCGATCGACGTCGCAGAGTACAATTTCAACATGAAGGACGTCCCACCCGCTCTGGAGCCCGCGGCGGTCAAAACGCTGACGGAGCACGTGGCGGCACACGTGGCTGACCAGGTCAGAGCCAAGGCAGTGGCGACGCCCGTCAACCGTCAATCGACGTTCACCCCCGTCGGGGGCTTCATGTTCTCGACGACGGCCATCGATCCCCCAGCATTCCCGATGGGAAGCAAGAGCCCTCTTGCCATCGCACAGCCCCAGCTGTCGAACCCTGCCGGCGTCGTGGGAAACAGCAGCCTGTCATCACAGCTGCGTTCCATCACTGATGCATCACCTGCCACCAAGTCGATCGAACAGACACAGGTCATCGGCAACCTGGACAACAACCTCAACGCTATCACTCCACGCAACGTCCCGTTGATGTTGGAGCACCTCCGCACCGTGAGCAGCATGAAGTACACGTTGTCGTCGGCCTCTGATCCTGATGCTCTGAACCAGAAGGTCGTGGTTCCCAAGCAGTTTGACCGCGTTTTCAATGTCATCATCGATCCAACTGATTTCGAGGTTGACGTTGAGAAGACGACTGCAACGCCCTACGGCCGCGCGGCGTTGAACTTGATGATCAAGAACGGGGACATCGTCCCGATGACAGAGATCGAAAAGACCGCATTTCGGGCCAACCCGATCACCACCCGCAGCATCCAACCCGGTTCACGGCCCTTCGTCCAGGGTCGAGCTGCGCCCAACGTCAACTCGTTCAGGTTCCGTGATCGTGATTCCAGCCAGGGCGACCTGATCGCCGACAAGTACTTCGTCACCATCGAGACATTCGACGAGGGAACATGACGATCAGCCAACCCTCCAAGCTCGCCTACGTTGTTGAAGTGCCGAAGGTGAAGAACCTGACGGCAACCTTCAAGTACAACTTCTTCACCCCTGATGAGTGTGTCAATGATTCGGGCGGGGTGCCAGCGGAAGCGTTGTCACGTCCCGCTAGCAACATCGACGCGGACTTCATCCAGTGGTCGTTGACCCGGGTGCCGCGTGAGGTCGACTTCACCTTTTCGTTGCCCAAGATCGCTGACATCGGTAACAACGTCAGCAGCTTGTCACAACGTAACAACTCCAACCGTACCACGGGGGCACAGTACGGGTCGCTGATCCAGGACAACATCGACAAGATCGTTGATGAGGACTACTTTGGGGTTGATGGCTACGTTGCGGTTGGTTTCCACGACGGTGAGATCGATGACAAGGTGCACTATTTGGTGTCAGGTACGCTAGCAACTGCAACGCTAGAAAACGAGAGCGCGGACAGCACCAGCACCTACCGGGCAGCCATGCGCCTGGTGGTGACACTGCCGGTGTCGATCCAGCCACACTTCGTTTTCAGGGCCCTGACGCAACACACCCAGGCGTATGGAGCGCAGTTCTACACCCCGCCCCGGCGTACCACGAACATCACCCTCAGGATCCCAGCGCCGTTGTCACGGCCCAGGAACCAGAGCCGCGTCCTCAACAACTACTTCGAACGGCTGAAGAAGGTCAACACCAACGCACAGATCAACAGCAAGCTGTTCCAGGACCTGGTCAACAAGACCATCAGCGACCCGACGTCAACGATGGCAGCCGACGTCGCCAACATGCACAACTTCGCCAAACAGGCGAAGCAAGCGGTGAACCAACGCTTCAGCCCGTCGGTGGCGGAGTCTGACTACAAGACGTTTCTTCCATACGTTTCGGTCAAGCGCCAGTCGACGTCTGCACACCACGACAAGTACACCGCAGAGGTGGTGGGTTTCATCATCGACAAGGTCGAGGTCAAGGCCGACGGAACCACGGTCAACTGCGACCCGATCATCATCGAGTCGCCTTACGTAGCCCAGAGCGCTGACTTCAAGGTCAAGTTCCACACGCGTTACCAGTACCAGATCCGCACCATCGCCCAGCTAACGTTGCCCGCCATCGATGAGAACAACGGTGACGTGGCGACGGTCAAGGTGCTGGTGTCGAGCAAGCCCTCTCACAAGATCTACGTTGGGACCACGGTGCTCGATCCTCCTCCACCTCCTGGTGACATCGACTTCCTGTGGAACTACGGTACCAACCAGCTGACGGTGGTCTGGGCTTTTCCGGTCTGGTCACAACGGGACGTCAAGCAGTTCCAGGTCTTCCGTCGCGACAACGTCAACCACCCGTTCCAGCTGCAGAAGCAGTACAACTTCGATGACAGCGTCGTCAAGTTCCCAGACTACGAGAACCCTGACCCAAAGCTGGTCGAGGTGTTGAAGTCACCGTGCCAGTTCTACACTGACGTGGACTTCAACTGGAAGACACAGATCACGCCTGACAAGGGCTTCATCTACACTGTGGCCTGCATTGACGCTCACGGCCAGACGTCTCCGCTGGCAGCGCAGTACAGGGTCTGGTGGGACCCGTTCAAGAACCAGCTTCAGGTGGAACACGTCAGCCACCTCGGCGCGCCCAAGCCCTACCCGAACCTGTACCTTGACGGAGACGTTTTCTCCAACACCATCAAGGTCAACGGTCCGCAATCAACGACTTGCAAGCTGTACTTCAACCCGGAGTACTACTACCTGTACGATGATGAGAACAGGCTTGAGAGCGTCGTTGCCACCAAGCAGAAGGGTGGTTCCTACAAGCTGCAGTTCATCAACCTGGACAACGGCAAGTCACAGGACATCGACATCTTCATCGATGACCAACTCAAGACCGGTAGTCCGAGGAAGCTGTCGATCCCATCGGTGTTGCTGGGACCCAAGCGACGTAACATCGCCCTGCAGTTGAGGCCCACATGAGGTCCGTGAAGTACATCTGCGATCCTTGTTTCAGGCTCTTCAGCTCGGGCAGCCTCTCAACGCCCCACGGGTGGCATCCACCGACGGTCCCGACTGAATGTGACCGCTGTGGGCTCGTGGTGCCCCTCAGCGGTTCGGGCCCTGGCCACCTGGTGAGATCCCTCCCAGATCACCCACGTTTCCTTGGCCAGGCCAGGAAGGTGGAGTTCTGGCACCACGTGTCGGGATCCGTTTCAGGGTCACGGTGAGAGAGTAGGATGAACTGGCGGAGTTCCGGGTGACGAGAATACGTAAGGGCTAGGCAAATGGGCTTCCTCGACAACAGCACCAACAACATCATCCTGGACGCTGTCCTGACTGACGTCGGGCGACAGTTCCTGGCCCGCAACGACGGGAGCTTCTCGATCCACAAGTATGCGCTTGGCGATGACGAGGTCAACTACGGCATCGTCACCAAGTACGGTCGGACAGTGGGGGCGGAGAAGATCGAAAAGAACACTCCGATCTTTGAGGCCCTGACCAACCAGGCCATCGCTCAGAAGTACAAGCTGATCAGCGTCAGCAACCCGAACCTGCTGTACATGCCCGTCCTGGCGTTGTCAGGCGATGCCAACGTCGATGGTATCAATGACGTCATCACCCTGGGACTCAACACTCAGAAGACCTCGGCCGTCACTGTCCAACAGACGATCCAGAACGAGACGACGATCGATGTCGAGCTCCGGGACCAGACCTTCATCCTGGACGTTCCCAACCTGTTCGTCCAGATCCTGCAGCAAACCCCCGAGAACATCGACGGCAACCAGCGCGCCACCTACATCCTGACCCGGTCCCCTGCCGAGAACTCCTTCGGTGGTTCCAGCGTCCAGTTCACGATCAGCGTCAAGTCGCTGTCCAACGCAGTGTTCCAGGTCTACGGCACCACAGCCGACAAGACCATCATCAACACTTTCATGAAGGTCACGGGTGTCCAGTCCGGTGCGGTGCAGGACATCCAGATCTCCATCAACCAGAACCTGTGAGCGGAGTGACCTGACCCATGGCAACCTTCAAGGAGATCCTGCCGAGCGACATCAAGACGGCGCGCTCGTTCTTGAACCAGCTGATCGACGTCCTACAAGAGGACGTTTCCGGCTCGGTTTCACGGCGCAAGTACCAGGTGTTCGTCACCGGCGGCATCGGCCCGGGTGTCACCAGCTCGCTGTTCCAGACGGTGTACGACCAGGACTTCACGTTGCAG